CTTCCTCCCACGGATCTTTAGGATTTACCCAATCTTTTCCAAAACGCCACATTGGTGCTTTTAATGTTTCAATATCAACTTCGTAAAAATCTTGAACTGAGCCTGCGTCGATATCATATTCCACAAAACCTGACCATGCGTGTTGTGATACTATTAACTGTATTTTATCGTATTTTTCTTTTAATAACCGTAACAGTTGGTTCTGTTTAAACACTCTTTGTTTGGTTGGCACAAACGGCACTGTTGGCTCATAAGCAAAGATGTTACTGATGTTGAATATAACATTCTTATGATTTATAGGTGTTATAGTGAATTCATTCAACAGATCACATTCGACAAATTTAAATTTAACTTTGTCTTTAATATGCCATAAATGACTGACCGTTTCAAAATACTCTGCTATCTCTAATTTAGAATTTATCCAGTCTGGTGTTTTGTGTCTATTTACAGATACTAAAAACTTATGATAATCCCCACCATCGAACTTTTTTATTATTTCTTCCATGTAGTATAATGCATTGGGATTCCAATCATAAAACACAACTTCAGTTTCTGCATCATATCCGTGTTTTTCCAAATACTTTAACCAGTTAAGACCACTAGCAGGTGTAATTAATTGTTTAACAGTTCCTGTACTTACAGACTGTAATTCTTCTGTGTTGATTGGATAAAACAATCTATTAGCACTCTGGTTGTATTTCTTAAAAATTTGTTTGCTGTTTTCATTAAAATCAGTTTCGTGTACTGCATAATAACACTTCTTGCTCATTCTTAAATCCTCATCAAATATTATAATTTTTTCTTTGTTATCCAATGCTGTTCTAATAACATTCCATCCATGCCATTTGTGTTTGAATGTTTTAAGTTCATTACCAGGTTTAATCCATAAAGGTGTATAATCGTCATGAAAGTTTTCATCACTTCTTATAGGCTCTGTGGTAAAATGTTCTGAGTTTCTTTTGAGCTCACCTATCTGTGGTAGTTCTAATTCTGTGTGTTTCTTTAAATTAATCACATAACATTGTTCATGAAGTTCGTAGTAGCCTTCTTTTCTATCTAGAACGTGTCCGGCTATGTAAAAATCTTGTTCAATCATTTTGTGCAGATGTGTAAAGAACGACCCACCTTGAAACTCTGTGTCAGGAGTAAACACAACAGCATAATCATATTGATCAATTATTTTGCTTATTGTTGCATCTATTGATATAGACACTACTACATCATATCCCATTACATTTAATTTTCCAATTTGATATTCAACAATATTTTGAATTAATTCTTTTGCTGAATTATTTTTAATTGCATGAAAATTACTTTCAAGAATAAAAATTATATTATGTTTTTTATGCTGTGCATCATATTGAAATGCCATATTTTTTAATACTCCTATCTAATAATTCGTTAAATTGTTTTCTTTTGTTGCCAATGTGTGCTTGGGCAATCATGTGTATTCTTTCAACGTTAGCATTGTTCACTACTTGATGATCTTTTAGTATATTAATTAAAAATACTTTGCCGTGTTCCCAAGGCACTATTCCATGATCTTTAACTTCCATGTAACAAGATGGCGGATGTAGTACAGCAACATTTATGGGTATTAAATATTCACAAAGGTCGTCAGGTAACGGATGACCTGGATCATCATTGTGCCAATCTATTTTTCCTCCTGGATTTAATTTCATAAATCTTATTCTACTGTACTTTTCTGCTGGAAAGTCTTCCCAAAACTTTTTCGCTGTTGGAGTAACTTGTTGCAGACTGGTCCACGTATATGGAGCATTCAGTTCGTCTTCATAACCATACTCTTTTGCTACTCTTGTTTTGTCTACACCTAATCCATGCAGACAACAACTTTCCCAACCGTTATGAGTTTCATCTTCTCTGTGCTCTACATAATGACCATTTACATTATCAAATTCTTTTGCGTCTAGATACTCCATAAAATTTATATCCAGTTCTAACCAAGGCAAACTGCCGTCTTTAAATTTATTAAAAATTTTGGTTGCTGTATCCATGTTATTTCTTGTGCCCTATAATCATAAACCTGTTATATTTTTCTGTAGACAATGAAGCACTTGAATCAACAACAAGTCCACAGTCTTTTTTAAATTCTTCCAGAGTCTTTTTACAATTCACATGTTCTTCACAGTCAAAGAAATCGTTGCTTTGTAAAACAATTCTTTTATTGTTTGGCAATTTATCCAACCATTCAGTGTACTGTGTTGGTGTCATATGTTCACACACAGTATTAATAATTAGATTGTGCTTGTTATAATCTTTATACGTCAACATGTCTGACGTAATTGCTTGAAATCTTCCTTGTATTTCATAATCTTTATTCATTGTGTTTGCTACTTGTTCGCATTCACTGTCTATATCCATACTAACGATTCGAGTGATATCTAATTCACTATTAAATAATAATGTTGCTAACACACCGTTCCAACCGCCACATAATAAAATGTTATAAGGAAGTGTTTGTTGATGTTTTTCCAAGTAATCTATTAACCAAACTTTACTGTTGATTTGACCTTTCCAAAAACTTTCCAATGTACGATGTGTATCATCAGACTGTCTAATTGCATCCATCCAAAACATCACATCTGTAATATTAACTTTCAAATTGAGCTCCTAGTTTATCAAAAGATCCACACTGTTTGCCACATTCTTGTAATGGTGTGTGACCCCATGTTTGTTCTATCTTGTCAAAGTGTCCATTTTCAAAGATTTCTTTTAAACTGTTTTTATTTAGATTTGGAAACTCGCCAATTCTTGTCATATAATCTATTCTGCTTTCTTGCATAGGCGGAATCCATTCCATGTCTAACCAACAACATGGCGAAACATTACCACAAGCACTCACATACAACTGACTATTTTTCACTGCTTTACACACAATGGTAGGAGTGGTTTCTTTTTGTGATTTTTCAATTAGCGGAATCATACTGGTACTTTTTTGTGTGGGTTCTAATTTGTGTAAAGGTTTACCTTCCTCGTCTATAACTTGTAGATAATCATTTTTAAATCTAGAAGTATGTTTTGATGAAAACATTTTAAATCCTAAATCTTTACTCATTTGTTCTGCTTGTTCAACTTGATGTTCGTTGTGCTTAAACACCAACATATGCCATTTGGCAAATCCGCCTGCACCAATAAATGCTTTGGCATTTTCAATGATTTTATTAAAATCTGTAGATATACGATACAAGTGATTGGTGTCTTCCAACCCATCTAATCCAAAAGTTACTTTTACTTTTTCATGTGCTAATTTCGTCCACCATTCAGTGTCTCTAGCACTGCCATTTGTGTGCATGGCAAGTCTTATAGAAGGATTTGTTTTACGTAGATGTTTGTATATTTCTAATGTGTCTTTACTTACAATAGGATCTCCTAAATTACCACACATAAACATACTGTCTATTTGTTTAATAAAGTCCTCAGAAAACCATTTTTTAAATGTATCCAGTGTTATTTCATCAAGATGTATAAAAGGATTCAGCGGTCCTCCTTGTATTCTTCTAGGACACATTGGACATTTGGCTTGACACTTACTAGTAATTTCTAAATGAACATCTTTTATGTCTGTTAGTTTATACATTTGTTCTTTCTTTTTTAAATTGCTTAGATTGTTTTCTACTAATTTCTATTATTTCTTCATCCACTTGAACCTGTTCTAAAAAGTCTTTTTTTCTGTGCTTAGGTATTTTGCTATCAGCAGAACTTACACAGGTTGGTGTAATACATTTTTTTGCTTGTTTAAACAGATTAAATCCTTCATCAATAGTGCCCAACGGCTCATCATGACAACTGTATGCTCTTTTTACTTCTCCACCTGGCTCTCTTATGATACAACTTTGATATCCAGCATTGCAAGTCCAATCTTTAAATTTATTAAAGTCAAATGCATTAAATCTTTCTGCTTGATCCAGGTGATAAACATTATTCTTAAAATCCATCATAGTTATTTGTTGTATCGATGACCCATCATGTTTTTTTAAAGGAAACCCTTGTTGCATTAATTTGATTTGTTCTTCTGAATAACCACTAACAATTTCACTAGCAGATTCATTACTTTGAGGTTTCAATGTTACATTTATTCCACGTTGATTAAATCTTTCACATCTTTCATACAATTCGTTAAACAATTCAGGAACCATTACTTGATTAATTGTAGTATGTACTCCATTCTCTTGTAGCATTAATAACTTATCACCAAATGTCTTCTCATCAGCAAATTCATGATGATAACTTGCTGTAATACTTCTACGCACAAGAGATTCTGTTGCTGTTAACCAAACTTTCCACCATTTCATTCCAGGAGAACAATTTGTTGTCATGTGTATACTTTGGTATTTTGCTCTGTCATTATTAGCATAATGTCCAATCAAAGGTAAAAATCTTTTGTATGCTGTTGGTTCTCCTCCTGAAAAACTAAAATGAAAACTGTTAAACCCGTTTGCCTTGGCTTGTCTTTTAATCTCAGTTATTGTATTTTTGTAAACTTCAAGTGGTCGGTGATCCAGTTGTTTACTATGAGCATAAGGCCAACAATATGAACAATTATAATTACAAAATCTACCTAAGATCCAACTCACATTGAATAAGTCCTTAGTCATCATGGTACTTTGTCCAACGTGTGTTATATTTTCAAAAGGTATTCTAGTAGTATTCACTGACACTGCAAGTCTCCTTAAATTGTTGTTTTAACCAATCAAAATCATTTATAAGATTCAGTTTGTCTTTGTGTTCTATTCCAAACTTTCTACCTTGTTTTGCACCTTCAATAGCAAAGTCTCCATAAGGTCTATTCGCACCTTTGCTACACCAAATGTTTAGCCTGTGCTCTGTTTCATCGTTCTCTTGTCTATCTATTACTTTAGAACTTAACTTAACACATTCTCTAAAAGCAGATTTCCAAGCACTAAATGGGTCTGAATTAAAACCTGTTATGTTTGATACTTGCTTTATTGCTTTAAAATTATTTGATATACTGGTTGTCATGTCTGTTGTGTTTGTGTTCATTTCTAATGTTAATTGCTTTGGCAATAATTTTACTCCACCGTATCCGTATTGTAAATCATTAATAGGATTACGACTTTGCCAAACATGAACTGTTTCTAAATTGTACTCATTTACTTGATAATCAAAATTAAAATCTTCTACTATCTGAGCATCAGCATCAACTACCCAAAACATCTTTGTGACAGATACTTTTGCCGCTTCAATATGTGCTTGATGGATGCCTTTAACTCCTTGTACTCGTTGAGCAATAGGAAAACGTTCACACAATGTTTTATAATTGTGATCCGCTAATGCTTCATTGTAACTTATAAACACAATATCGTACATTAAATTGTTTTCCTCATTATTCTTGGAGTGTTAAGGTATACTTTCTTAAAAAATTTACTTTGTTCCACAGTTAATGGTTCAATAGGTAATTCGATATCGTGCTCAGCAGTAATCTTTTTGCCTAGTTCGATACTGTCTTGATAAAAATTAACTTTAACATCATCATGAAGTTCAAACTTCCAATACTTTTCAAAATATCTATATTCGTTTGCTTGACTGAAATCCCAATCTGTACACATTGTGAGATAGCAACCTGTTCTTGCTCCATGAATAGCATGAATACCATAAGGATTATCCATACCCACTGTCATCCATACCAGTAATCTTTGATAGTTTTGCCACCACAAGTCTTTTGGTGCTTGTCGCACATTTTTATCCAAACTCATTTTAACACCTTCTCTGAATCCGGCTCTCCAGGATTGATATGCAGATCCATCTATGTAACTGGTTGAATAATTTTCATTAAACTGATAGTAATTTGGAAAATGACAAAATTCTATTACATTTTTGTTTGTGCTATCTGCTTCACCATCATGATTCTCGTGTGTCTTCATATTTTTTACAAAATCTTTTGTCCAACATTTTAAACTGCCGTTGCCGTATCTTAATCCATTAAGATCAATATTTCCACACCAACTAAATTGATAGGTATTGTCTAGTCCTAACGAATTTAAGTCAACTATCACATTCAAAAAACTGTCATGTATTTGTGTGTCAGCATCAACTGTGATAAATCTATCTGTTTCAGATATTTCTGCCGCTTTTTTATGTGCTGTGTCAAAGCCTTTAACACCGTGTACACGTTTTGCCCAGGGTATTTTTCTTTTTAAGTTAGCAAAATTCTTTTCAGCATTGGGTTCATCAACACTTAAAAACACAAAATCCATATCAGATACCTTTAAAATCATTGTGCTACCTCATATGAATAATTGTAAATTTTTCTACAAAACAATCTTGGTGTTTGATTAGATTTATGCTCAAATTGAATATCACCAGTA